TTTAATCGGAACTGTAGGTTCATTTTCACCTGCAACTACAAAAATAAAATCATTGAACCCCTGCACTCGCGATGTTCCGTTGTCGAGTTTGCCGTCAAAGGAAAAGACAAGGCAAACCTTGCTTCAGAGTTTTATAAACGGATTCAAAGCATTCTGGAGACCGAGAATGTGGAGTTCGAACCGAAGGTCCTAATTGAACTGGTCAAAAAACATTTCCCCGATTGGCGTCGTGTTCTAAACGAGTGTCAGAGATACTCTGTCGGTGGAAAGATTGATTCTGGTGTCCTTGCTTCTTTTTCTGATGTCGCAGTTGAAAGTCTTATTAAAAACCTTAAGGAAAAGAACTTTCCTGAAGTACGTAAGTGGGTCGTTAATAATCTGGACAATGATACTTCTGTACTTATGCGTCGTATTTACGATAGCGTTTACCAGTCCTTGGTTCCCTCCACTATTCCTGCTGCTGTTCTTGTTCTCGCTAAGTATCAGTATCAGGGAGCGTTCGTAGCGGATCAAGAAATCAACATGCTTGCATGTCTAACTGAAATTATGGTGGAGTGTGAATTCAAATGACCAGACCTTTTATTGGACCTGATATGACTTATGATGAACAGCGCAAATGTCGTATGCAAGATGTCATCGACGATTACCTTAGTGATGAGAACGTATCGCCACGACAAGCATATGATGAGATGCTAGATTGTATTGATGGAGTAATTAAGCATCATGAGAATGCATACGTTCGTGCTCGTGAACTTCGTGATCTGATGACGGGTTATAGGGAAGTTCATTTACCAGAAAGGTATTGAGGTAAATTGAAATGACAAATGATTGGCGCTACACTGATGAACGGATGCAACTCCGCCAAGAAACATTTTTAAAACTTAAGAATCATTTCAATATAAATGAGATTCAACTCCTATATGAGTTTTGTCATCTCTGGATTAGTCAAGGAAATAACTCCACAGAAAATGTTGAAGTTGAATATCAAAACTTTGTGAAACTCAATAGACAATGACGGCATATCAACTATTCCCTGAAGATAATATACTGACTATGGACGCTGCTAAACCGTGCACTAGTTGTGGTGTGGTTTATCCACTCTCTCATTATCATAAGAACGCCAGAGCAAAAGATGGTAGGGAGCATAGGTGTCCAAAGTGCCGTAACAAGGGTGGACTAGTTGATTCTGATGGTGCTAGAAGACTCAGGGAGAGTTTGGGTATAGAGCAAGTTCCCATTGGAACTCCTTGTGAGATATGTGGTAAAAGTCATTTGAGATTACACTTTGACCACTGCCACAAAACTAATAAACATCGTGGTTGGTTGTGTGCTAAATGTAATACCGCATTAGGTGCTCTTGGTGATGATGTTGAATCTATTATGAATGGAGCAATTAGATATTTGAGGAAGTTTGAAGATGCTCAATGAGAATGATGCAGTATGGGCAGCAGATCAGTTTATTGAATATTATTCCCAGTTCAATAGGATTGATGACTATCTTCGTTTTGTAAAAACGAGTAGACTGCAAGTTAAACCAAAATTATTTGGACCAGAGGATCAGATATTTTCTGATTTTGACATGCATCCAAATGATATGAACTTTTGTATCCATGTAGTTGATACTAGTCATAGAGCAATGACTAGATACAATCAAGATCTATATTCAGAAATTCTGAATGACACCGCTTCAAATGCTATTGAGGAAGCAATTCCTGGTAGAACTTTGAAGTGGATCGTTGTAGAAACCAATAGTGGAAAGATTGTTGGTGTTGTTCGTTTTGGATCTCCTACCATCAACAGTAAACCAAGAAATGAGTACTTTGGTGAAATTCTTCCTCTTGCTCACATTAACAAGCATTTTGTTATGGGTTTCAATATTGTACCAACTCAACCATTTGGATTCAATTACTTAGGTGGTAAACTTCTAGCATTACTGGCATCATCAAATGAATTGAAGCGGCAGTTTGATGATAAGTATGGTACAGATCTTACGTGCTTTGAAACAACTTCATTGTATGGTACAACTAAAGGTGTTTCAATGTATGATGGTCTCAAACCTTACATGAGACATATTGGTGATACTGAAAGTAAATTTCTACCACTCTTTCATGACGATTATTTCAGAGAGATGTTCTGGTGGTTTAACAACAATGCCAATGGTGGAGAAAGACTCATCTCCGCAGACAAGTCCTCAAAGAAACTAAAGATTCAAACTAAGATGATTTCTATCATCAAGAACTCTTTGAAGGATAAAGATAAATTAAAACAATTCAACGATTGTATTGAACATGCAAAATCCCTCACTGAAAAGAAGAGGTATTACATTTCTAACTTCGGGTATGAACCTGATGAAGTCATCGCTTGGTGGAAGAAGAAAGCAACCAAGAGATATGAAAAATTAAAATCTCAAGGACGTGTTAGAACCGAACTTGAACTTTGGAAACCTGGAAAGGATTTGGAGATTATTCGATAATGGAACTCAAAGATTGGTTGAACTCAATTAACATGACGAAGAAGAATCTTATTGAAGATGATCCTTCAGTAATTAAAGATTATCCACCATATATTGTTAACAGGTGTTTCTCTGGACATTTGGATTGTATCTTCTATGCAAATGAAATGAATATTTACAACACACTTCCTAAAGATATGCAATATTCATTTTATCTAAATAGTCTGAGGAAAAAGAAGAGATTCTCTCCCTGGATCCGAAAAGATAAGGTTAGTGATCTTGAGTGCGTAAAGAAGTACTATTCATATAGTGACCAAAAGGCATTGCAGGCATTGAAGATTTTATCAAAAGAGCAAATCAAATTTATTAAATCAAAACTTGAGACTGGTGGCACATGAACAACCAAACTATGGAACCGCAAGTAAATTGGAATCCCTCCATGATGGTGGAGGTTTCTCTGAATGAACCAGACGATTTCTTGAAGGTTCGTGAGACGCTAACCCGAATCGGTGTTGCTTCTAGAAAAGAAAAGAAGTTATACCAGAGCGCACATATTTTACATAAGCAAGGTAAGTATTATATTACTCACTTTAAGGAACTATTCGCACTTGACGGTAAACGTGCAAACATTACCGTCAATGATATGCAGAGAAGAAATAGAATTATTCGACTCCTGTCTGACTGGGGACTCATTACAGTCTTAGTCGATGAGCAGATCCTTGACATTGCGCCACTCAATCAGATCAAGGTTATTGCTTACAAAGAGAAGAGTGAATGGCAATTGGAACAAAAATATAATATCGGTTCCAAGAAAAAGAAACCAGAAGAGTCATAAATACTGATGCGATCTTTCGTGCGGTCGCTTCAAAAGTCGGAACACCCAAAGAGGTACGGTTATCACCGTATCTCTTTTTTCATGTTTGTGTTATAAATATGTTTGGATGCCTTCGGGGTCCACACAATCAAATCTCGCTTTTCAAGGAGAAGTAAAATGGGTAACCTCACACGCTACACAGCGACAGATCTTCCTGCGCTCATCGAACGTATAAATAAATACAGTATAGGAATGGATGAAACATTCGATAGACTGTTTAAGCAGCACGAAACGTCATCGAATTATCCGCCATACAACCTAATTCAAGTTAGCAATGTAGAGTCTCTGCTTGAGTTAGCACTCGCAGGATTTAAAAAGGAAGAAATCAATGTCTACACACAAGACGGAAAACTTTTTGTCGAAGGACAAAAGGAGGATGTTGAGTCCAGCACAAATTACCTCCATAGAGGCATGGCTCAACGAAGTTTCACGAGAGCATGGACCCTCAGCGACGAAACGGAAGTTGGATCAGTTACTTTTGAGGATGGGTTACTAAGCGTCGTCCTTAAAAAAGTTGTCCCAGAGCATCATCAAAGAAAGACATATCTTTGATTGCTGACCATATTGTGCTGCAACGGATACAGAAATGTATCAACGTGATACACTATAATCTAAATAGTTTCGTACTCTGGAGGAGGATATATGAACTTCACCACCGCTACACTACTAATTGGATCAGTAATGTCTCTTTTTAGTTGGTTCGCGCTGTCGCCAGTCTTACCATGACACATCCTGACTAAATAAAAACTGAATATCGTCGTCGCTGACGGGGAGGTAACTGGCAAAATCCAGTTGACGCCTCCCTTTTTTATTGGTATAATGATTTGGAGATTGGAATCAAAATGACTGTAAAAGTAGCATTGCTGAAATCTGGAGAGGAAGTGATTGCTGACATTAAAGAGATGCAAGTTGAGTCCCGTGTCTTGGGGTATAATCTGCGTCTCCCATATATTGTCAACTTCAGTAACCCAGTGGTTGCGGATGGAAAAACTACCGCTGATATTCAGTTCACTCCCTGGATGCCCGTCTCTAAAGATAAGACAATTCCAATCCCTGCTGATTGGGTTGTCACTATTGTTGAACCTGTTGATAAAGTGATGGACATGTACGTTGCTAACGTTTTGGAGAAGAGTGATGATTAAAGTAGTAGTGTTGGTTGGTGGTGTAAATCTCATCTCAACAATTGATGAAGTTGGATCTGAGTTGGGAGAACCCGATTGTAAACTAACGAAACCATTTCTGATTTGTGAAGGTAACATGCTGGAACCATGGTTATCAGATGTAACTAGTGCTGATACCTTCATGATGTCATCGGACAAGATCTTGACTTTGACAGATCCTCGTCCTACAATCCTTGAAAAATACGAAACCCTCATCAAATAATGCGCTGGTACACGAACGTAAAACTCATCGGAAACAGCATCTACGTCCGTGGATATGAGAATGGAGAACGGTACAAAGATAAGATCGAATATCGTCCCACACTGTTTCTGAACAGTGATACTCCCACAGAATATAAAACTCTAGATGGATCATACGTAAAGGAAATTCAACCAGGCAAGATCAAAGAAACCAGGGACTTCATCAAACAATATAAAGACATTGATGGATTTACCATTCATGGTAATGACAACTCCATCTATCAGTATATTTCTGATACTTACCCTGAAGATGATATCAAGTTTGACATCAATGAGATCAAGTTGCTGACTCTTGATATTGAGGTTGCATCTGAGTATGGATTCCCAGATCCCAAAAACTGTGCAGAAGAAATCCTGCTGATCACAGTTCAGGATTACTCCACTAAGGAGATCATTTGTTGGGGATCTCGCCCCTTTGATAAAAAGTTTCCAAAGTATAGGTACATTAAGTGTGCTGATGAGCAAGCACTACTTCATGCATTCCTGCACTGGTGGGAAAATAATAATCCAGAAGTGATTACTGGATGGAACGTTGAGTTCTACGATATTCCATATATCGTTGGAAGAATCTCACGAGTCCTTGGTGAGAAGTA